AAAGTTCCTTAAAGCATTAGAAGGTTTTGAGTTAACAGATATTCAAAAAGGAGTAATTGCGTTGTTATGAGCGATAAACTAATTATAAGATGTTCGTCTTTAGGTGACCTAATGACAGAACCACGAACTAAAAACGAAGTGTTATCTGAAACAGCAAAAAGCAAGGTTCAAGAAATCTTTAACGAAAAAGAACTTGGTATATTACCGAAATCATTTTGGAGCAAGTACACCGATAAAGGTTTGCAAATGGAAGATGAAGCAATTCAATTCGCTGGAAATGTTTTAGGCTGGGAAATGGTAGTTAAAAACGAAGAGCGATTCACGAACGAATGGATAACAGGTGAACCTGATGTATTAACATCTAATCTTTTAGCCGATATTAAATGTTCGTTCGATGGAACAACGTACCCACTACACGATCAAAAGTTAAAAAACAAATCGTATTTTTGGCAGATGCAAGGTTATATGTTTTTAACCGGACACGAAAAAGCTGAATTAGTTTACACATTGATGAATACACCTTTACAGATTGTCGAAGATGAAGTTAGAAGAACTCATTGGCAGTTAGGATTAATCGAAGAGGATTTAGATGTTAGGCAAATGGTACAACACAAGCATAACTTTAACCATATTCCTGAACGATTAAGAGTTAAACGATTCATTGTTGAAAGGTGCGATAAATCAATCGAGCATATGAAAGAGAAAGTAGAACAAGCAAGAGAGTATTATAATGAATTAATTAAGACGTTATGAAAGATAAATATGTTGACCGTGTTTTAAACCGTTTTAACGAACGTTCACAAGTAGGGATAAAGAAATACTCCACCACCTTAGAAAGAAACGATCTAAGCGTCTTAGAATGGCTTACACACCTTCAGGAAGAGTTAATGGATGCAACGCTTTACATTGAGCGTTTGAAAGATGAACAAATTGTAATTAATCAAAACAAGTAAATATGAGTACACAGTACGACAACACCAACAGAGGTGCAATCTTCAAAAACACGAACAAGAAAGAAGATAAACATCCAGACTATCGAGGAACAATTAACGTAGATGGAATCGAAAAAGAGATTTCACTATGGGTTAAGACTTCACAAAAAGGCGAACAATTCTTTTCAGTAAGTATATCAGAGCCTTACAAGAAGCCAGAAGGTAACGAACCAAAGAAAGACGATCTACTTCCTTTCTAATCTAAATTCCTTACGGTGGTGGTTAACCGTGTTTTTATAACGGTAGGCGCATAGGAGAATTTAAGCCTCACAACTTAATAAAAAACTAAAATATGTATAATCACATTTGTACAACAGAAATTAAGAAAGCGAGAAAAGAATATAGTTGTGATTCTTGCTTTGTAATCCAAGACGAAATATACAACGGAAGTTCTTTATTTGAAAAATTGACAGATGAAGAAAAAGAAGCAATTGAAAAAGCAAGAATAGAAGAATGGAAGATTAAAATAGGAACTCCTTATACAAAGATTGTAGGGTCATACGATGGCGATCTTCAAATAACGAAGAATAGACCTGAAATACTCGCTATTGTATATAAGTATAGATTATATTCGGAAGATTGAAATCAACTTATTATACCTAACTAATCGCTAAGCCCTCTTAATTTAACTAACTATGAAACAGTATAAAATAGTCTACAAACTTAACGGACGCTGGTGTTTCTTCGTGTTCAACTACAATACGGAGGAAGAGATGAAAGATAAACGTCAGGAGTGGAAAACACGGACAATCACACCTTACAACAAAGTAGAGATAATATGGTTCGGAGATAACGAAGATTACGACTACGGAAGTTACCAAGAAATTAAACAAGATTTTGATTAGTATTTAAGAAATTATAGTTATATTTGTATATCGGTTCGGTCTGACAATATAGAACCACAGGAATTTAGATTGCCCTGTAATGAAGTAGGAAGTCAGACCCCTATGGATTTACGGGGCTTTTTTATGCACTAAAAAAAATAAAGTTATGTTAGTATTTAAAGTAAAAAAAGAAGACGGTTCTTACATTGAAATTAATTTTTGTGAAGGTGGTTTATATTTTGAGATTGGAGATATTGATCGAGGTATGGAAAGTAACTTTGTAATGAACGATTCTGAAGTTGGTGATTTGATAAGTTATCTTAATGAAAATTAACATGAGTGGATGGATTAAAATACATAGAAAGATTCTTGAATGGGAGTGGTATGATGATGCAAATACCTTTAGATTATTTATTCACCTACTTTTAAAAGCTAATCATAAGGATAAAAAGTATAGGGGTGTCTTAGTTAAAAAAGGATCGTTATTAACTGGTCGTGAATTGCTTTCACAAGAAACAGGGCTTTCAATACAACAAGTTAGAACCTGTTTAACTCGCTTAAAATCAACCAAAGAAATAACCATCAATTCAACAAAGCAAGGTACTGTTGTAGAGATAGTTAAGTATGAAAGTTATCAAGTGGTAACCAACGAACCAACCACGAATCAACCAACAACTAACCAGCAATCAACCACTAACAAGAATGAAAAGAATAATAAAGAAGTAATATTGGACGAATGGATTGCTTACAGAAGACAGATTAACAAACCTATAAAACAAGTTACAATTAATTCACTTAAAAAAGAAATGGATTCTTATAGTGATGAAAAGTGTAGATTTGTTATTGACTTATCTATATCAAACGGATGGCAAGGTTTATTTTGGGATAGGTATATCGAACCTAAAAAAATAAAAACAGCAGATGATGAATTATACGAAAATGTAATGCGTAAAATTAACGGACAATGATATTAGAGAAAGGACATAGCAACCAATACTTAATCGACTATAAGCAAGGAAAGATTAAGAAGGGTTTAGGACTTGGAATACCATTAGACGAATATCTACTTTTCAAACCTAAGCAATTGAATATAATTTTAGGACATGATAACGTTGGAAAGTCTTACTGGTTTGAATGGTATATGTTAGCACTATCTTCTAAATATAATCTAAAGTGGTGTTTATGGATGGGTGAAAACTCAAGCGGTCAAGTGATGCGAGATTTAATACAGATGTATTCAGGTATTCGTTACGAGATATTAACCGAATCACAGATATTAGAGTTTGCAGAAAAGATTGAAGGGTGGTTTAAATTTGTACCTAACCATAAATTGTGGTCACCAAAAGAACTTTTAGAGGTGTTCCGCAGTGTTGAGTGTGATGCTTGTTTTATTGATCCGTTTACTGGACTTGACAGAGGTATGCAACATTCTGATAATTACGAGTTCTTAAATTACACAAGGCAGTTTTGTAATGAAACTGGAAAGACAATCTACATTTCAACTCACCCTAATTCAGAGTCAGGACGTAGTGGAATGATTTACCCACAGGAACACGAATGGAAAGGACACCTTAAACCACCATTGAAAGCACATATTGAAGGAGGTAAACCGTTTCTAAATCGTTGTGATGACATGATAGTAATTCACAGACTCGTTAAACACCCTTCAATGAAGTATGTTACTATGGTAGATGTTGAGAAAATTAAAGACCGTGATACTGGAGGGCAACAGACTGAATTAAATAACCCTGAGATGTTTGACTATAATAGTGGGTTAGGATTTAAGCAAGGAGGTGTTGACCCTATTATACGGAAACACGAACCAAATACAAAGGTCACAGACAGCTTAAACTTTTTCGATATTGGTTCTAACTTACCTTTTTAATTATGAAAGTAGATACACTAATAGCCGAAATAAATCTCCGAGCCGTTTACGACAGTATCCGACTTTCGGTAGAAGAGATTGAAACGAAGCATCCGGAACGAACCGATTTAATCGAACCGATGCGAAAACACGAATCGAACTTAAAGCAAGTATTATTCACCTGGTCGGAGAGAGAGCGAGTGATCAAGATGTTAAACAACCATATCAAGAATTTAGAGATTGAGAATTTAGAGTTAAGACATAAACAACTATTTTACGATGAAAAAGTGTAAGAACTGTAAAGAGCCATTCACGCCTTACAACTCACTACAAAAGTATTGCAACAAATCGGAGTGTGTTAAAGTTTGGGTAGCAGAAGCGAAATATAAAGCGTGGAAAAAGACGAAAGCCAAAAAGAAGGAGGAGTTAATGACTGTGCAAGATTGTATTAAGATAGCACAACAAGCGTTTAACGCTTACATAAGAGAACGTGATAAGACTCAAAGGTGCATATCGTGTGGAAACGTACCAAAGAAATCAAACGCAGGACATTTTTGGAACGCTAACAATCACTGGTCGGTAAGGTTCAACGAAGACAATGTACACGTTCAATGCGAGTATTGTAATAGTTTTTTAAGTGGGAATCTTTTGCCTTACCGTGCGAATCTAATATCGAAGATAGGACAAGAGAGATACGATGTTTTAGAAGAGGAAGCTAACAAAACACGAAAATATTCCATTGAGGAATTAAAAGAAATAATATCTTTGTACAAACAGAAACTTAAAGACTATGAAAAGACGAACAACACTTAATAGAATTAAACCACTATACAAACTTTCAGCCGTTGTGGGCAAAGGACAATATAAGTAAAGGGAATAAGTTAATAGAAAAGCAATTATTTTTACTGTAATTAAAATGATATGATAAATTTAAGGAATTTAATTTTTGTAGTTCTATGGTCAATCCTTGTATGTATAATCTACTACAACTTTGAAACACGGATACAGAAACACGGACACGAATACAACCGCTACATAATGCCTAACGGAAACGATACTTTAGTTCATTCCGATTCTTGCAAGTGTACGGGGCAATTTGGGAAACAATTTGAGTTTATGAATTAATTAATTATATTAGCACCATGAAAAAGATATTTTTAATCATTTCAGTCGCTTTACTTGCTTCATGTAAGAAGGGAGATCCAACGCCTATACAGTCAGAATGCGACTGTTATAAGCAATACCAACAGAACTATTTTGGTTATTATGAGAATACATCTCAAGGTGAAGTGGTTCAAGATTCTTGCTCATTAGATGGTCAAATTGTAGACTTTGAGCCTTACAAACGTTATATTTGGATTTGTGAATGAAGATTTTGTTAATAGCATTGATGAATTTTATCAGTACGCTGAGAAGATTGCACCAGGATATGGTAAAGATATTGTGCATCACATCGCAACAGAACTCCCAAACGATATCAAGAACATCAACGCCTACGTTCACA